CAGGCGACGCTCACCTCCGGCGAGACCGTCATCAACCTCTGGCAGCAGAACATGATCGCCGTGCGCGCCGAGGTCGAGGTCGCCTTCGCCGTCGAGGGCACCGGCTACTTCAACCTGCTTACCGCCTAGTCATGGTCGAGCTGATTTCTCCGAACGGCGTGCGGTTCAGCGCGTCTGACGCCGACGCCCCGCTGCTGCTCGAGCACGGGTACACCCGCGCCGACGAGCAAAAGCCCGAACCCAAGCGCCGCGCCCCGCGCAAGGCGCCCAAGCCCGACCAGAAGTAGTGGAGGCGGCCATGGCAAGGGAATCCTACTGCACGACGGACGAGTACGAGGTGCGCTACGGCGAGGTGGACGACGTGTCCATGCTGCAAGAGTGCCTCGATGACTGCTCCGCCGCAATCGACATGGAGCTGGCCCGCCATGGCCGCGCCGCCGACCCGTCCGACGAGGACATGGCCGACAGGCTCATGCGCGTGTGCAGGTCCATGGCGAACAGGGTCATGCCCAGCGGGGGCGCGGACGTGCCAGTCGGCGCGACGCAGGCCACCGTCACGGCTGGACCCTACTCGCAGAGCTTCACGCTCCCCACGAGCTACGGCACGCCAAAGATGCTCGCCCCCGAGCTTGCCCTGCTGGGCATCGGCGGCGCCCGCATCGGCTGCGGCCAGATGGCGTAGGGGGGCGCGATGATTCGAGGCGAGACCGTCCAAGTCGCGCTGCGCGTGGACGGCGGCACCGACAGGCTGGGCAACCCAACCGTCGCCTACGCCGACCCCGCGCCCGTGCGCAACGTCCTCGTGGCCCCCGCCACCATGGACGAGGTGGCCGCGACGCGCCCCGACGGCATCGTGGCGACCTACACGCTGCACTTCCCCCGCGGCTACCGCGCCGACCTGCGCGGCGCCATCGTCACTGTGCGCGGCGACGAGTACCGCGTGGCTGGCGACCCCGCGCCCTACACCGAGGCGGACGTCCCCGGCGAGTGGACGATGCCCGTGACCGTGGGGAGGCGCGATGGCTAGCGTCGGGCTGACCGACCTCAGGCCCGACCTCGGCGGCATCGACGCCGTGCTCAGCTCGGGCGCGGTCGTGTCCATGCTCCAGGGCATCGCGGGGCCGATAGCGGCGCGCGCGAACGCCAACGCGCAGGTGCGCGGCGCGGAGTACCGCGCCTACGTCAACCAGCTGACGTTCGTGCCCGTCGCCAAGGTCGTGTGCGGCAACTACAAGGCGCGCGTGGACAACGCGCACCACAACACGATTCTCAAGTCGAGGTGAGGCCCATGCGCTCGATAGCAGAGTTGGTCGTGGCCCACCTCGCGGCGTCGCTCGGCGTGCCCGTCTCCGCGCAGGTGCCCGCGACGAGGCCCGACAGCTTCGTCGTGGCGTACCCCGTGGGCGGCATGTCGGACCGCGACGCCCTCCACACCGACGTGGCCGTGCAGGCGTGGGCAAGGTCCGCGGCGGACGCCGAGGAGCTGATCCGCGACGCCTGCGACGCCATGCGCGCCACCAGCGCCACCATGATGGCCGACCCCGTGCCGCTGGGCGCGGACGAGCGCCATGTCTGGTGGCAGGCAACGTTCACCGTCCACGCGCTCTGGTAGAGCGCGAAGGGAGACTGACCAATGGCAAACAACAACGCCGGGCTTGCGAGCTTCGGACGCCCCAAGGACGAGGCGTACTTCTCCGTCGCGCTCGCCAGCTCCAACCCCACCATTCCCACCACCTCCGGCGCCGCGCTGACGGGCTTCGAGACCGTCCGCGTGTCCGAGAGCGGCATCACGCCCGCCGTGGACCTCGGCAAGGAGGACCCCGTCCACGACTGGGCGGGCAAGGACGTGCTCAGCTCGCCGTCCAACCCCTCGGCCACGCTCGAGGTGCCCATCATCGACAACTCCGTCGCGGCCAAGAGGCTCAAGTACGGCGCCTCCAAGGTGGACGAGAGCGGCAACGCCGTGTTCGACGGCTCCACCGACACGTGGGTGGTCATCGTGGACGAGCTGCGCAACGACGCCAACGGCGACCCCGCGTCCATCGTCCGCACCATCTACCCCAACTGCGTGCCCCAGTCCATCGACCTCGGCACCCACTCGCGCTCCGAGCTGATCATCGACACGGTCACGTTCCAGGCGCTCTACGACTCGACCATCGGCGGCTACTACAAGGAGCTGGCGCCCGTCGCCATCGGTGACTAAAGGAGCAAGACTTTGGCTGACTTCACCATCGCCGCGCCCGTCCCGTTCGTGGTCGAGGGCGCGGGCGGCAAGACCTACGAGCTTCCCCGCTTCGCCGACCTCACCGCGGAGCAGGTGGATGGCATGGCGGACGTGTCCGAGGCGGACGGCATGGTGGCGCAGGTTAAGGCCATGCGCGACTTCGTGCTGTCCTTGTGCCCCGACCTCGCCGACGAGCCGCTGACGGACATGGGCTACATGCGCCTGTTCCAGGCCCTCGCCGAGGGCAGCGGCATCGAAGTGGGGGAATCCTAGGCGTCGCACTCGCCGTGCGCGAGCATGGCGACGCCCTCGACTTCGACCTGTACGACAGATGGCGAGTCAGGCTGCGCGACGTGCCCTCCACCATCGGCTGGGGGGCCGTCGCGCTTTTTCTGCGCCACCTGCCCTACGACAGCGAGACCAAGCGCGAGATGGACCCCTCCGCGGCGTGGAGCCGCACCGAGCACCTCCTCGCGCTGCTCATCGACACCATCGGCGACCTGTTCGCCAAGGATTACGAGCACCTGCAAAGGCCCGGCGACGCCAAGCCGTTCGAGACGGCGGAGGCGGTGACGCCGATGGACTACGAGCGGGTGCTGGCAAGGTTCAGGGGAGGTGATTCTGATGGCTGACGCGGTAATCGGCTCGGCGTATTTGCAGGTAATCCCCAAGCTCAGCTTCTCCAAGCTCGGGTCCGACAGCAAGGACGCGGGCAAGCAGGCGGCCAATGGGTTCACGGGTGGCTTCTCGGGCGAGTTCGGCAAGACGGGCACGGCGCTCAAGAAGGGCTTCAACCTCGCGGTGAAAGCTGCCGTCGCAGGCTCCACAGCGGCAGCAGCTGGAATCAGCGCGGTGACCGTCGCGGCCATCAAGGGCTTCTCGGAGTACGAGCAGCTCGCTGGCGGCGCGCAGAAGATATTCGACCAGATGGACTTCGGCACCATCGCAGCAGACGCCCAGCAGGCTTACAAGACGATGGGCATGAGCGCAAACGAGTACATGGAGTCCATCAACCAGACGGGCGCGGCGTTCGCCGCCACGATGGGCGACCAGAAGGGCTATGACACCGCCAAGCGCGGCATGCAGGCCATCGCCGACTATGCCAGCGGCACCGGGCGCAGCGTGGACGAGCTGAACGAGAAGTACAGCATGATAACGCGCAGCACGTCCAGCTACCAGTCCATCGCCGACCAGTTCAGCGGCATCCTGCCAGCGACGAGCCAAGGCTTCCTCGAGCAGGCGCAGGCGGCAGGCCTCCTCAGCGGCGAGTACACGTCGCTCACGGAGGTGCCGATAGCCGAGTACCAGCAGGCCGTGACGGGCATGCTGGAGAAGGGCACCGAATCGCTGGGACTCATGGGCAACACCGCACGCGAGGCTACCGAGACGATAAGCGGCTCCATCAGCATGCTCAAGTCCAGCTGGTCGAACTTCGTGGCCGAGCTGGGCAAGGACGATGCCGACATAGAGGCACGCACGGGCGAGCTGGTGGATTCCGTCATCGCGGTCGCGGAGAACGTCATCCCGCGTGCCGTCGAGATCGTGGGCAAGGTCATGACGCAGGTGCCAGCGGCGCTCGCTGCGCACGCACCGCAGCTCATGGAGGCCGTCACCCAGCTGCTGGACGGCGTGACCAACGGCGCGTTCTCCAAGATGGTCAGCGCGGTGGCGCCCTATGCCAAGCGCATCGGCGACGCCGTGCAGGGCATGATGGAGCGGTTCCAGCCGCTCGGCCCCGTGGTCGAGGACATAGCGGGCAAGGTCGGCGGGCTGTTCATGGCCGCGCTGCGCGCCGCGACGGGCGCCATCGAGAACCTCGCGCCCGTCGTGTCCACGGTGGCGGAGCACGCCCTGCCCATCCTGTCCAGCGCGCTGGGCATCGTGGGCGACGCGTTCGAGGCCGCCATCACGCTCATGGAGCCTGTGGGCACGTTCCTCAGCGAGACGCTGAGCGCTGCCATCGACTGGATTGGCGAGAAGCTCGAGGCGTTCGCGCAGTTCGTGGAGACGTGCTTCGACGGCATCGGCAGCGTGGTCGAGGGCGCGGCGAGCTTCCTGCAAAACCCGTTCAAGGCCATCGGCGACCTGTTCACGGGGACGGGCAAGAGCGCGACCGACACCAGCAAGACCACGCAGACCGCGTTCAGCGCCATGAACAAGGGCGTGACCAACAGCGCCAAGAGCACGCAGACGGGCGTGAGCAGCTCGTGGAGCGCCATAGCGCGCAGTGCGGGCACCACCCAGTCCAGCATCTCGGGCGCGTGGTCGCGCATGAGCAGCGACACGACCTCGAAGTTCACCAAGGCGTCAGGCGACGCCACCGCCCAGATGGGCACGCTGCAATCCAACGTGGACGCCAAGACGCGCGCCGCGCAGCTGGCCGCGACGGCCAACTTCGAGACGATGCGCACGAACCTCGTCTCCAAGGCCACGAGCGCGCAGACCGAGACGGGCAGGCAGGCCGACTCCATCAAGGCCGCGTGGGACAAGTCGTACACCATGAAGGTCAACGCGAGCGCCGACACCTCGAAGGCCACGTCCACGCTGCGCAGCTTCCAAAACAGCTGGAACGGCTACAACGTCCACGGCACCGCGTCCATCTCGACGTGGGGCGCGGACAGCTCCATGAGCTGGTTCCGCAACTCGTGGAACGGCTACAACATCTCGGGCTACGCCTCCGTCAGCACGTGGGGCGCCGAGCAGAGCCTGCGCAACCTCATCAACGGCTGGTCGGGCTTCACCGTCCGCGGCAATGCGGTCGTGTCCTCGTCTGGCGGCCACGGCGGCCACTACACCTACGCCAAGGGCGCACTCGTCCAGAAGCACGCGGACGGCTTCATAGCCGACCGACCCGTCCGCGGGGTGGACATCACGCGCCACATCGCGGGCGAGGCTGGCGGCGAGGCCATCATCCCGCTCACCAACAAGCGCTACGTGCGCCCCTTCGCTGAGACCGTCGCCAGCTTCATCGGTGGCGGTGGCGGTGGCGTGACCGTCACGGGCAACACCTTCGTCGTGCGCAAGGATTCCGACATCGACGCGATCGGCCGCGCGATAAACCGCGACGCCGAGCGGCTTAGGAGGGCGAGGCTGTGAGCGACTACGCATTCACATTCGACGGCCACGACCTCGACTCGCTGTTCGTCGTGAGCGAGGTGGAGCGCGGCCTCGCGCCGTGGGAGCCGACGCTCGTGGACGTCCCCGGGCGCCACGGCTCGCTGCTCGCGGCCACGCGCGCCACGGCGGTCACCGTCACCGCGACGCTGTACGCCCGCGCCGCCACGCGCGAGGGGCGCCAGACGTCCATGCGCACGCTGGCCTCATGGCTGGCGGTGGACGGCGCGCGGCAGCTCGTGCTCGGCGACGAGGGCGGGCTGCGGCGCATGGCGGTGCCGACCGACACCGCGCCGCTGTCCCAGTGGATTGACGCCGACGCCGTGCAGGTCACCTTCGTGTGCCCCGACCCGCGCCTGTGGGGCGAGCACGGCACGGCCACCGTCAGCACGACCGCCACGGTCACCGTGGGCGGCACGGCGCCGACCGCGCCCACCATCCGCGCCACGGCGGCGCAGGCGGGCGACGGCGGCTTCTGGCGGCTCGTGGACGAGACGGGCGCGGGCGTGTACGTGGAGCTGGGAAGCGGCACGCACGCCATCGACGCCGACTGCGCGGCGCGCACGCTGGCCGTGGACGGCGCGACGGTCGCGCTGCCGCCCGCGTTCGACTGGCCGACGTGGGCGGCGGGCGAGCACACGCTCACGCTCACGGGCAGCGGCGCGGCCACCGTCGAGTGGGACGAGAGGTGGTGGTGACGCATGGCATTGCCGCGCATCACCGTCTGGTCGCACGACGGCGCCGCGCTGGGCGACGTGGACCCCGAGCGGGTGGTGGACGCCATCGCCACGCGCGAGGTCAACGGCGAGGACAGCCTGGAGCTCACCACCACGCAGGAGCTGACCAAGGGCGACCGCCTCCTGTGGCGCGACGGCATGGGCTCGTGGCGCGAGTACGTGGTCGAGGGCGTCGAGAGCGACCACGCCTACGGCCAGCCCATGCACGCCTACCACTGCGTCTGGTCGCTGCAATACGACCTGTCACGCACGTTCGTCTCCGCCATGCCCGGCACGGGCGGCACGCCCGCGACCGCGCAGCAGGCCCTCGAGGCCGCGCTGGGCGGCACCGCGCGCTGGCAGGTGGGCTACGTCGAGCCGACCGAGACGGGCAGCGCGTCCTTCTTCCGCACGAGCGGCTGGGAGGCCCTGCGCACGCTCGTGGAGACGTGGGGCGGCGAGGTCCGCGCCACGGTCGAGGTCGGCCTCGGCGGCGTGCAGGCCCGCTGGGTGGACCTCGTGCGCCACGTGGGCGCGGAGTCCCCGACGCGCCGCTACGACTACGGCGGCGACGTGCAGGGCATCGTGCGCACGGTGCTGGACGAGCCGTGGACGTGCAGGGTCGTGCCACTGGGCGCGGCGCTCGAGACGGAGGGCGGCGGCTACGGCCGCAAGCTCACCATCGAGGACGCGAACGGCGGCGTGATGTGGCTCGAGGACGCCGAGGCCGTGCCGCTCGTGCGCGTGCCCGACGGCGCGGGCGGCTGGGAGTACCCCACGCAGATCGTGGAGAACGACCGCATCAAGGACGCCGAGGCGCTCAAGGCGTGGGCCACCGAGCACCTGCACGACTGGACGCGCCCCAAGGTGGCATACGAGGCCACCGTCGCGCAGCTCGCAGAGGCGGGCATGGACGCGCAGGGCGTGGCCGTGGGCGACGAGTGCTACGTGGTGGACGCCGCGTTCGGCACCGTCCCGATCCGAATCCAGACGCGCCTGCTGCGCATGGAGGAGCACCTGCTCGACCACTCGCAGGACGCGCTCACGTTCTCCAACCTCGTGGACGGGCTGGGCAGCCAGCTCGACCAGATAGCGCGCGGCGTGGCCGACGTCCAGTCGCAGGTCACCGACCTATCGCTCAACCAGGGCACGCCCGAGTACGTGCGGCGCCTCATCGAGCGCGTCAACGCCGAGGCAAACGCCACCGGAGGCTACACGTACATCACGCAGGGGCAGGGCATCCGCACCTACGACCGCGCGGTCACCGACCCGCTCGTCGGCGCGGAGGCCACGCAGGTGGTCGAGGTCAAGGGCGGCACAATCCGCATCGCCGACAGCCGCGACGCGTCGGGCGACTGGGAGTGGCGCACGGTCTTCACCAGCGGCCACATCGCCGCCGACGTGGTCACCGCGGCCAACATCACCGCGGGCTACATCCAGTCGGCGGACGGCGGCACGCGCATCGACCTCGACTCCAACGAGGTGCGTCTGGGCGCCGCCGACAGCTTCCACGTCGTGGCGAACGACTCCGAGCTGGGCTTCTACGAGGGCGACGTCCGCGTGGCCTACATCAACGGCAACCAGCTGTACATCCCGCGCTCCGTCGTGCTCGACCGCATGCAGGTGGGCATGGAGGGCACAGCCTGCTGGGAGTGGGTCATCGAGGACAGCGGCAACATGAGCTTGAAGTGGGTGGGCTAATGGCTTACTTCTACGGCAACGAGACAAACCACTGGTGGGGCTACGGCAACGTCTCCACGTCCAACCAGAGCGGTTCCGTCACGCGCGTAACGCTGACCGCTGGCATGCAGGCCCGTGGTTGGGGTTTTGATATCTCATACGTCGACGCCACCGCGACCATCAACGGCCAGTCGGCCACCACCTACGACAACGACTTCTACTCGCCGAGCGGCGGCTACGCGGCCGTCGACATGGTGACCAAGACGCTCGACATCACGCGCACCCACTCCGCGCAGACCATCAACGTATCGATAAAGGTCGTCAACCGCTCGTCGTACATGGACGGCACGTCCACGGCATCGTCCACCGTGACCATCCCAGCGAGGGCGTCGTACAGCGTCTCCTACAACGCCAACGGCGGCACGGGGGCGCCGAGCGCGCAGACCAAGTGGCACGACGAGACCCTGACTCTCTCGACCACCAAGCCCACGCGCAGCGGCTACAGCTTCCAAGGCTGGGCCACGTCCAGCGGCGGCTCGGTGGCCTACGCGGCTGGCGCGGCGTACAAGTCCAACGCGGCGGTCACGCTGTACGCCGTGTGGGCGGCGTCGAGCTGGACCGTGGCGTACAACGCCAACGGCGGCACCAGCACGCCCGCAAGCCAGACCAAGAACTACAACATCGCGCTCAAGCTCGCCAACGCGATCACCCGCAACAACAGCTCCGTCTCCTACACCGTCACCTACGACGCAAACGGCGGCTCGTCCACGGGCGCGTCCGGAAACAAGCAGACGGCCACCACGACCACGACCTACACGTTCAGCGTGTGGAAGGCAACGGACGGCAAGACCTACAGCGGCGGCGCCAACTACACGGCGAACGCCGCCACCACCATGACGGCGCAGTGGTCGACTTCCAACAGCGGCGGCACCGTCACGCTGCCCACGCCCACGAGGGCGGGCCACACGTTCAACGGGTGGTACAACGGCTCCACAAGGGTCGGCGGCGCGGGCGGCTCCTACAGGCCCAAGGCGAACATCACGCTCAAGGCGAGCTGGACCATCCAGACTTGGACGGTGCAATACGACGCCAACTTTGGCGCTGGCGCCCCATCGGCGCAGACCAAGACCTACGGCCAGACGCTCAAGCTGTCCTCGACGGTGCCGCGACGCAGCGGCTACACCTTCCTCGGGTGGGCCACGGCGAGCGACGGCACGGGGACGGCCTACTCACCGAACGGCAACTACACGACGAACGCCGCAGCGACGCTCTACGCCGTGTGGGTTGCCGTGCAGGTCACGTCGGTGAGCGGCTACCGCTGCGAGTCTGACGGAACGAAGGCCGACGGCGGCACCTACGGCCACATCGAGGCGTCATGCAGGGCGCTCGGCACCATCGCGGGCACGCTCACGGCGACGGCGACGGCGAACGGCGATGAGGTCACGTCCAGCCTCTCGCCGACCAGCGGCTCGAAGACGGCCACCGCCGACTTGACCATCACCCCAACTGGCACCTTCGGCGAGTACGACGCGGGAACCTCCATCACCGTCATGGTCACGGCCACCCTGTCCGTGACCTACGGCGGCGCCACGCGCACCGTGACGGCGCAGAGGGGCATGGTCATACCCAAGCCGTTCCGCATCATGGACTTCGTGCATGGCGCGGCCTACGACGGCTTCACGGAGGGCGCGGCCATCGGCTCGGTGGCGACGCTGGTGGGCCGCTTCGAGGTCGCGCTGCAAACCGTCTTCCGCAAGACCGTGCGACTCATAACCAATACCGAGAACGAGGGCGGCTACTTCCGCGTATCCACGCCGTCTGGCGACAAGGTGCGATTCGGTATCGGTGAAGGTGGCATCAACCACGGCATCTGGTCGGACGTTTTGAGCAGGTGGCTCATCCACTCTGACGGCACCGACACAATCGTCGGCGGGTGGCTCAGGCTCGCAACCGACGGCACGATTAAGAGTGGGCTTGCCATTAAGGATGACCGCCTGAACCGCGACGCGAGCGTGAGCAGCGAAGTCTGGTCGATGGCCAACGAGTTCCGTGACGCTGACGGCGAGCGGTTCGGCGGCATGCAGGCGTTTCAGCTCACGGACGGCAGGGACGGCGTTCGCATACGGGTGTTCTCAGAGGACAGCAGCGGAACGCAGGTTCTTAATGCCTTCGAGGTCATGGTGGACAAGAGCGGCAACCAGACCTACTGGGTGTCCAGCCCCGCCAACTTCCGCTCGGCCATCGGTGCGGCGTCCACCGACACCAACGGCGCAATCAACGCGCTGGCATCGACCTCCGCGCAGCAGTGGTACGTAAGGGGCAAGGTCAACAACTCGACCAGCTCCATAGACGGCCACTACACGTGGCTTGTCATGAACAACTGGGGGCCAAGCTGCTGGGACGCGACGGCGCAGGCGACCCTATGGACCGCCTACACCACGGCCAACAAGCCGACGCCCGAGGCCATCGGCGCGCTCTCCGACGTGACCGTCTCCACCAAGACCGTCTCGCTCCCCGCCAACACGAGCGCCGTGTCGGTCACCGCGCCAACGGTGAGCGGCTACACGTTCGTCTGCTGGCTCCAACCAGCGGGCAGCGGGCACACCAACCCCGCGTACATGGAGAGCGTCAACTCCGCGACCACCAACCTCTACTCGGCCAACGGCACCACAACTGGCGCGAGGTCGTGGAAGTGCGCGGCGCTCTACAAGAAGTCGTAAGGAGGCCGAATGGGACTCAGCAAGCGCGTGACGCTCGCCAACGGCGTTCAGACCAACTACCACCGCATCCGCACCATCATGCACGACGTGGGCAACAAGACGCTCGTGGACGTGGTGAGCTACACCAGCCGCGCGAGGCGCGACGACGAGCTGGCGTCAGGCGGGCAGCAGGAGATGTGCGTCCACGTGGAGTGGCACGAGCACGACTACGACGACGCGCTCACCGTGGCCGACGCCTACGCATGGCTCAAGACAACGGAGACGTTCGAGGGCGCCACGGACGTGCTGGAGGCGGAGTGATGGACGTGATCGCACTCGCCGCCACCACCTGCGTGACGGGCATCGTCGGCTACCTAGTGAAGGCCGTGCTGGACTCGCTCAAGCAGTACATGGCCGACAGCGCCAAGTGGCGGCACGGGCTGGACGGCAAGATTGACGCCCTCACGGACGCCACGCAGACCACCATGCGGACGCAGCTGCTGCACATGAGCGAGAAGTACCTGACGCGCGGCTGGGTCACGCCCGAGGAGCGCGCCGCCTTGTGCGACATGCACGCGAAGTACGCGGCGCTCCACGCCAACGGCTACATCGACGGGTACATGGCTCGGGTGGCGCAGCTGCCCGACCGAGAGATTTAGGAGGCACCATGACGTACATCCTGCCCGACAGCGTCTACCAAGTGCTCAAGTGGGTCGGCCTCATCGCCTGCCCCGCCATCGCCACGTTCGTCGGCGTGGTCGGCCCCGTGTGGGGCATGCCCAGCGTCGACGCGGTGGTGACCACCATCAACGCGACGGGCCTGTGCATCGGCGCCCTCATCGGCGCGAGCGCGGTCACGGCGAAGGAGGCATGACGTGGACGAGCAGACCAAGCCCCCCGTCATCGACGCCGAGACCGTCGAGGCAATCAGGCGCATGGCCGAGGCCGCGAAGGAGGCGGAGCGCAATGGCGACCGCTAGCGACCTTTTGCGCGTGGCCGCAGCCGAGGTCGGCACCACCAGCGGGCGCAAGTACTGGGACGCCTACTGGCGCGGCTCGTGGAGCTACGTCGACGGCGACACCACCCCGTACTGCGCGTGCTTCGTGAGCTGGTGCCTCGCGCAGGCTGGCGTGACCGCGCCCCACTTCCCGAGCGCCGTGGCGTTCGACCAGAGGGACGACCTGGGCGGGCGCAGCGTCTCGCGCTGGGACCTGCAACCGGGCGACCTCGTGGCGTTCGACTGGGACGGCGACGGCTCGGGCGACCACGTGGGCATCGTGGAGGCCGCGCACGGAAACGGCACGTACACGACCATCGAGGGCAACACCAGCGGCGGCGTCGTGGCGCGGCGCACCCGCTACGCATCGCAGATAGTGTGCGGCATCGCGCCGCGATACGAGGAGGACGAGATGACCGAGGCAGACTTCCAGCGCATCCAGAAGATGATTGACGAGAACAACAAGAAGGTCGGCTGGTGGGTGTGGAGCTACAAGTACAAGCCCGTCAACGGCGACAAGGACGCCTACTGGCTGCTGACCAACGCTCCGTGGCGCGTCTGGTCCTACAAGTACAAGCCGGTGAACGGCGACAAGGACGCCTACGCGCTGCTCACCGAGGCGAGGAACGCCCTCGCACCCGTCGGCGACGCGCTGGCGTCCATCGGCGAGGCGCTCGCCAAGGTCTGCTCCGCGCTGGGCATCAAGCAGTGATCGGCGAGTCAATGAGGTGGGCCACGATGGCGGCCATGGTGCTGATGTGCATCATGGTCGCCACGTGGGTCCACTACGACGGCATCTAGGAGGTGCGATGATTGAGGTAGACGGCACGAACGTCACGCTCACCAAGGGCGACACCGAGCGCCTGCGCATCGAGGTAACCGACGCGGAGGGCAACCCCTACGAGCTGCAAGACGGCGAGTACGTGGAACTGGTGGTCAAGAACAAGCACACGGACGCCACCGCGCTCATCCGCAAGGTGGCCGTGGACGGCGTGGTGGACTTCGAGCGCGCAGACACGTGGGGCCTCAAGGTGGGCCGCTACGAGTACCAGGTGCGCGTTGAGGACGGCACCGACGAGTTCCACACCATCATCGATGGCACGTTCTCCATCAGCAAGGTGGTGGACGATGCCAGCTATTAGCGCGGTGCCGCGCGTCACGGGGGCCATCGGGGCCGTCCCGACGCTGCACGGCTCGCTGGGCGGCGCGGCCAGCCTGCGCGGCTCCCTCAGCGTGGCGTCGGGCTACGCGGCCTACGGCGGGCCTTACGAGGTCACGCCGCGACTGGACGAGCAGGTGCTGGACACGTCGCAGAAGCTCATGCGCTCCGACGTGACCGTGCTAGAGATTCCGCGATACAGGACAACCAACCTCGGCGGCGGCTACACCGTGGTCATCGCCCAAGACTAAGGAGGCCCCAATGGCCAACCAGTACGTTTCCAAGGTCGTGCTCGGTACCGAGACGCTCATCGACCTGACGGCGGACACCGTCGCCGCCGACAAGCTGCTCAAGAACGTGACCGCGCACGGCAAGGACGGCGCGCCCATCACGGGCACCTGCGAGTACGACAGCGACACCTCCGACGCGACCGCCGTGGCCGCCGAGCTTCTCTCCGGCAAGACCGCCTACGTCAGCGGCAACAAGGTGACGGGCACCATGCCCAACCGTGGCGCTGTGACGGGAACCATCTCCACGAAGGCGCAGGAGTACACCATCCAGCAGGGCTACCACGACGGCTCGGGCAAGGTGTCCATCAGCTCGACCGAACAGGCCAAGATCATCGCGACGAACATCCGCCAGGGCGTCACCATCCTCGGCGTCGAGGGCACCATGAGCGGCACCGAGGACATGGACATCGAGCCCGCGAAGTCGGTCACCCCGACGCTCGCGGCGCAGACCGTCCTGCCTGCCGAGGGCTACGACGGCATGGCCCAGGTCAACGTGGCCGCCGTGCCCGTGACGAGGCAGGACAATCCGCAGGGCGGAGTTACGGTCTCCATCTGCGCGGCATAAGGCGGCCTAGATGGCTAACCAGTACATCAGCAAGGTGGTGCTGGGCACCGAGACGCTCATCGACCTCACCGACAGCACCGTGACCCCCGCCACGCTCATGCGGGGTGAGGTGGCCTACGGCGCTGACGGCAGCAGGCTGGTGGGCGAGGCGACGGGAGGCGACGAGGGCAGCGCCTACCAAGATGCTGACGGCTACATCGTGCTCGGCGAGGGCGAGTCCTCGGCACCGCAGGGAACGCTCTCCATCACGGCCAACGGCACCTACGACGTGGCGCAGTACGCGGGCGCGAGCGTCGAGGTGCCAGCGGGCATGACGAAGACGGAGCTGAAGAAGTTCTTACAGAGAGACTCTACCTTCAAAGACATCGACTGGCCTGACGGGTTGACTGCGATAGGTGCATACGCGTTTACCGGATTAATCAATTTTAAGCCGTCAAGTTTACCAGAGGGTATTACCAGCATCGGCAATTATGCGTTCTCCGGCTGTACCGCCCTTGCTCTGACAAAGCTGCCAGAGGGTATTACCAGCATCGGCGAATTTGCATTCAACTCTTGCTACGAATTGTCATTAACAAGCCTGCCAAGTGGCATCAAGCGAATACCTGCTTCAGCATTTGCGTACTGCACATCGCTTGCACTGACAGAACTTCCAGCAGGGGTGACATATATAGACGTTAAGGCATTCGTCTCTTGCCATTCGCTTGCACTGACAGAACTTCCAGCAGGGGTGACATATATAGGCGGCAATGCCTTTCAGTTTTGCAATGGTCTAACTCATATTTCGTGCGAGGGCCCTATAACAACCCTCGGTTCAAACGCGTTCACGGGAAATGCATCCTATCCCATGCAGCTTGTAACTGCCAGTTTTCCCAACATGGCACTCACGTCCAGCCTCGGTGGCGCGTTCGGCAGCACGTCAGCCGCCAACGCCTGCCAACAGCTCGCGTTCTGCGACATAGGCTCGACAACTGGCATTGGGTCGAACGCATTTGCCAACTGCTACGCGCTTGAGACGCTCGTGCTTCGAAAGACGGCATCCGTCTGCACGCTCGCCAACGTGTCGGCATTCCTTAACACGCCAATGCGCGGCTACAACGACAAGACTGGCAAGGTCTACGTCCCATCGGCGCTCATATCGAGCTACCAGACGGCCACAAACTGGGCGACGCTCTACAACGCTGGCACGGTCGAGTTCTTGGCCATAGAGGGGAGCGAGTACGAACGTGATTAGGACTGAATCT